TCTTTGCTTACCTTTGCTTTGTATGTGTCTTTGCCACCGTGTCCAATGCAGAATGTGCTTAACCGACTGCGGTTTTCTTTGCAGCCAAGTGAAGCGCATTTAGTGTTTGATGGAAGTGTTGGCATATATGGTGGGGTACTCGCTGCGTCTGGTGTCTCTTTATATGCCTTGTCTAGAACAAGTAACCAGCATCCGCTTTTCCCCGTAAGTTAATTGTCCGTTGGCGGCGGCGATTCAATGATATGGATTGGGTTGTTGTCTATCCAAATGTCAATGTCAATGCCGTTGCGTTCGCAATAAGGCAACTTGGCTTCGCCTTTGGTTTCGATTACGCAATCCTTACCGATGATTTTGCCGATTGAATCGTAAAGGTCTGCCAGTTCGTCGGGGTCGGTGCTATGCGTGACGCAATAAACTTTGTCTTTACGCAACCAAACCAATTGGATAAACACGTTCCAGAACTTGGGGTCGGCGCTGTATGTTTTGTGATAGTCAAGCGCAAACGTCAATTTGCCTTGCTTTTTTTCGTTGACTTCGAATTGTTGGGCTTCAAACATGGTTGAGAATGGGCCATGTTCGTCTTTATACCAACCGTCAGGCTTTTTAGCGTAGTGCATCGTTCATTTCCGGTAATTTCACATCATTAGGCCACAATCCAAGCAATTGTAGTTTTTTTACGGTTTTGATGTGTGCATTTTCCCAAATTTCCATTCTTTGAGCTTTTGATAGTCTTGAACCTTGGTCAATCATGGAATGGCAAGTCTGACAAAGTGCGGCGACCATGTTGTCGTCAGCTTTGATTGAACGACCTTTTCCAAATCCCCAATTGGTGTGTGCGGCTTGCGTTTCGCCGTATTGTCCGCAATGTTGACAATTTAGCGTTGCCACGGCCATCAATAGGCGCTTGGAACGGATGTAATCACGTTTCGGGTAGGACAACATCAATTCCCGCGTTTGCGGCCCATGCAAGCAACCATTCTGTGAATTCGGTGGCTTCTTGTTTGCTGAAGTCTCGGGTTTGTAGTCCAAGCTGTACCACGCGCTGATTGTCTAGGCTTGGAACAACACGGCCAGATTTGTGGAAAACTTCGCTGGAAAATTGGTCAATTAAAAAACGCTTCCAGCTTTCGGTGTCCCATCTTGCGCCCATGTGTTCGGCTTCTTTGGCAATCTGGTGAATGATTGCGTGAAATAACGCATTTTGGTCATTCGTCCGTTTTTCGTCTTGTATTATCATTTCCAATCGCCTGTTGTTAGATAATGCGTCTTTAATTTTCGGCCAAATGTTTAATAAAACTTCATGCGCCTGTTTTGGGTCATGCAGAATTACTTTCATTATACCACCTCAACCACATATTGATTATTTGAAATAATATAATCGCGGGTTTTTTTAATCATGCGTTCGTATTCAGCGCGTGAAACACTTGAACGTTGTAAATCGTGGTATTCATACAAATCACGCAATGCTTGCAAACCTTTTGCAGTCGTCACCATTGATTTGGTTTTTTCATATCGTTGCGCCGCGGCCAACAGTTCGGATTGCGCCACATCACAAATCGGCAGAACTTCGGGTCCGATGCCGTTTAGTCCCATTGTTTGGGCCAAGTTCAGCATATCGGTCAACGCTCGCCAATCGGCCACAGTTGCTTTGCCTTTGCTGAGTGATTCAAGCGCCGACAGTTCCAAAACCCGCAATTTGTCCAATGCGTCCTTGGTCGTGATGGCAGCGCCAGCGATAGCGTGGGCAATCGGGTCAATCAACGCGTAATGCTTGCGATTCGTCCGTTTACGCATTCCCAAAGCCCAAATGTATGACTTGAACCCGGTGCATGTCGTTGGCAATTTTCCATTCGCGTTCGTTGCGGTTGGAATTTGACTTGACGATGTTTCCGGTCAGTTCAATCAAACCCATCTTTTGCATTTCTTTAAGGCGGCGACTGATTTGGTTTTTGTCTAGGTTAGCAACATAGCCAATCATTGACGCGCCCATTGGTCCGTATTCGTTCAAGGCTTCCAAAATACGCAAAATATGACTTTCGGCCACGTCTTGGGATTGTGCGGCGGCTTGGTGTGATGTGATGGGGTCGGATGTGCGGGCGTTTAGCATTTCTTTGGCAAAAAAGTTTTGTATTGTATTGATGACGTTCATGTGTTTTTCTCCTCGGCGTAGCCGTTCTTTTGCTTGAGTTTGGCTTCAATGGCTCTGATAGCGCCTTGCAAAGAGGCATATTCATCTGCGATGTAGTCCACATCATCATCCGTCAGCCCAACCCATGGCTGATGTGGTGCAAGCTCTTTTCCTTTATGTAACCCACTCATGTAGGCAATAGTCAATTCATCACCGTGGTTAGGCTCCTGCTCTGGTTGTGCTAGTGCTTCTTTGATAGCATGGATGGCTTGTTGCGTCCGATATGAACCCCCCAATCGCCACACAGCAACATCGCCACTATTTTCTCCAGTCAACATATCAGGAATACCAAACAGTTTTTCCAACGCCTCCAGCGCCATGCGTAGGGCTTCGTCTTTAGTCATAGCGGTGCTTCCTCAAAATTGTCCGGGTTGAATTTGGGTTCGCCCGGTTTGTTGGGCAATGGTGTAGTTGGGAACGGCCAAGTCATAGTCTTTTGTCCACCCAGTTAATAAACGCTTCGCAAGCGTCGTCCATTGCTGATTCTGTAATCATGTCCGTGATGTCCTCATTGCCAAACGATGTCACGCTGTCAACATAGCATTCGCCGGGGTCGCCTGGTTCGTCGCGTGTTGCGGGTTCGCCAGCTTCAAAATAGATTGTCCATTCCAAACCGCGATAAAAGAATTGATGGTTCATACCAAAGCCACCGCCAAGAACCAAGCCAACAAAACGGCGATAACAACCGCCAACCCATAGTCCAAGATTTTTTCCAGAATCATTTTGTTTCCAATCGTGTGATGTGATGTGCTAATAACCATTTGTCGCCAAGGATTCGGACCGACCGAACCCATGCGCGAATATTGTGCCGAACCAAGTGGCGCTCGATGTCGGGGCGGTCAAAGTTGCGACGTGCGCGTTGAAGCATTTGTGTGTTCATAATTTCCTGTTTTGTGTTATCGATGATGGATTCTAGTTTAGATTTCTAAACAGTTCAAGATTTTATTTAAAAAAAACTAGGTATTTTCCCTAATTTTCTTCAAAACTTGTAAAGCATCGTCCACGGATTCCACCAAAAATGGCCTTGCGCCGGACCATTCTGACCACCAAGTCATTTGACTTTCGCGTAACGTGCGGGCACTTGGCACTTTGTCGCCGTCCTTAACTTCCATCAGAATGTTCACCCTTTTGTAGCCAACAAGCAAATCAGGGCAACCACCCCCAACTTGCCCAAGTGATTGAACGGTAGCGCCAGCGTAACGCAAAGCGTCCACGATTCTGTTCTGATTTTGGTCTACTTTTGCGGCGCGTCTCATTGGTCCAACACTTCTTTGAGCTTCATGCGGTAATGATGGGCTTTTTCGGCGTCATCCAGCGCGTCGGGTTTGCGTCCCTGTCTCATGCTGTATTTGATTACGTTGCCTTTGAGAAACCCAATAAATTCGTCACGGGTCAAAACGGATTCCATCACTTCCCAAGGTTGAATTTTCATGGCGACGTAATGAATGCCACCGACTTGGCCTTTGTTGGCTTTTGCGGAAATGTTTTTCATTGCTTCGTCCATCTCAGGCGTCCAATCGTCCATCTTTGTCTCCTTTTAAAAAAACCACTTTTATTTCGTCCCAACGTTCATCGCTGGCTTGGAAAACACGGGCCATTGTTTCGTCCTTGATTGCCAGCGCCAGCGTTTTTGATACGGCGGCATCCAACAATTCGGAATTCATGACCACGGTTCGCCAATCTTTCGACCACTTCTTTTTAACCTGGCCAACGTAAAAAGTCATATCCGGCGCGTCCTTAATTGCGTGATTCGTTCAACAAGGGCGTTGGCTTCGGTTTTGCCGCGCTTTTTTTCGATTTCCCTTATTGTGTCCTTCCACCAAGCAATCGCCTCATTGCGGCCCAATTCCTTGGCCTTCTTGTCGAATCGCGCTTTCCATTCCCGCGCTTCCGATTGCCGCATAAATTCCAATTCTGTGTTGTCCATAGTCGTCAGTTTCTAAAAGTGCCATTTCAATCATGTGTTGGGGTATTGGTTGCCCGTCCTTGAGCTTGTCCAAGATACGGTTGGCTTCTTGGCGGGTCATACCTTCATTTTCATTTGTTGGACCAATTCCCGCAATTTTGCTTTGGCTTCGGCGGCTTTGATTTGTTCGTGAACAGTTGATTGCCGTTCGATTTGCGGAACTGGTTTTTCCGGAATGTCCGGGCCTGTGTTGCAGTATTCGCGAAATGTGATGGCGCTGGGCGGGAATTCGCCTTTCAACATTCGAATGGCGTGGTCCATGCTTGGCTTATAGGTCAAAAACCGACCCAATTGTTCTTTCCAAACCTCGCGCACAATGTCCACATCGACGTTTTGCCAATTAGATTCAAACCTTGCCCCGTAAATTGCATTCATTTTGGTAAAAATGTAATCAAACCCTGAGTCAGCATCACAAAAGTCGTTTTGATTCCACATTTGGAATTTCCTCCACGATGGTTGTTGATTTTGTCCAGAACGGTTGGGGTTTTGGTTTTGGTATTGACAAACCCCGCGTCAATTGGGCCATTTGATTTTGACGTTTTTCTGAATTTGTTAATTTTTGTTCAATCCATGCAGCTTCAAAACTTACCCAATTTTTCATGCAGCAATGACTTATTGCTTGTTCAATAGTCCAACCAGCTTTATCGACTTGGTTTAAAAATTTTGTCCAACCTGTTTGCGTCAGCGTTTTTGCGCCTTTTCCTTTGCGAACGGTCATCCAATCATCCCAAACTTGAATACCGACGTCAGGCGGGCAAGCAACGCTAGTTGCTTTCTTCTTCTTTATTATTGGTTCTTGGTTATTGGTTATTGGTTCTTGGTTAGGGTTCGTTTTGGGAACCGTTTGGGTTTCTTGTGGGTTCGACTTGGGTCTACCACCTAATTTGCCCACGGTGCGATTGCGTTCAACCTTGGCTTGATACGCGGAAATTGTTTCGTCGCAACGCTTATGAAACCAGCAATCATTTGCCATATCAAACATGAAAAATTCTTCCAAAACCGTTTGGACAGCGCCTTCATGTTTAGCCATTCGGATGCGTCTGGCAACCTCGTGGGTTTTGTTTGGGATTGGCTTTTCTTGCGTGTAATACAAATCCAGAAGTCGGCGAAATGCCAAATCTTCTTCATTGCTTAGATGTGCCGTGTCGTGGATGTAATCCCCGACGTGAAACGGGTAATAGTGCATATAACCTTACTTCATAGGTTGACTTCACAAAAGAAACATTGGCAGGACGGTGAAGAATCGTCTTTTCGGTAGCGAACCTAGCCATGCTTCAAAAAATTATATATCAATAAAACCATTCGGGCCGCAAGTTTCGCAAGTCGTAAAGCCGACCCTTTGGAATGGCCTTCCATTGCGAAACCGCGCCGTTTGTGATGCCCAACAGTCGCGCCAATGCGTTCGACCCACCTGCCAATTTAATTGCAATTTCTTTTGTCATCCGTTCAGTTTACTATACAATGAACGTCCCATCAACAAAACAGGACATGACAATGGACCACACGAACCGAACGCTTTATGGCGTTTTAAGCCAACTTCGGCAAATTGAAGATTCAGACATCACGCCATTCGTGGCCCGACAGCTTATCGCCAGCACAATGAGCTTGTTGAATCAAGCCAGCGCGGATGTGGTCAAGGCCACAAAAGACCCCTTGATGGACGCTTTCATGCGCTTGGATGACCTTTGCGAATCAGAATTCTATTCGGGGACACGGCAATGAAAGTTTATAAAGCAATCAGCGACGTGCAAGCCGCTTTGTCGGTGCGTGGCATTGCCAAAAACCGCAAAACCGATTCTGGTTCAATCTACCATTTCCGTGGCATCGATGACGTTTATAACGCCTTGGCCGAATTGCTGCCAAAACATGGGCTTTGCATTTTGCCGCGGGTTTTAAACCGAACCTGCGCGGAACGGGTCAGCGCCAGCAATAAGGTTCTTTTCTACGTTACCGTGGAAGCTGAATTCGATTTCGTCAGCGTGGAAGATGGTTCAAAACACATCGTCAAAACGTTTGGTGAAGCAATGGATTCGTCCGACAAGGCCACCAACAAAGCAATGTCCACGGCTTACAAATACGCTTGTTTCCAAGCCTTCAGCATCCCAACGGAAGCCATTGATGTGGAAATCGACAACCACCAGGTCAGCGGCGGACCATCATTGGCCGACTTGACGCCATATCTTGCCAATATGGAAAACGCCCGAACGCACGATGAATTGAAAACGGCTTACTTTTCCGCGCTCAAATTTGCTGGCGGTAACATCCAGCTTCAAAATCAAATTCTCGACCTTAAAGACCGCAAAAAAGCAGCAATATGATTCAAGGTTCACCAGAGTGGTTTGCATCTCGATGTGGCAATGCGACAGCTTCGCGCATTTCGGACATCGTAGCAAAGACAAAAACAGGGTATTCAGCATCTCGCGCCAATTACATGAGCCAATTGCTTTGCGAACGATTGACCGGGACGGTTGAAGAATCTTTCACCAACGACGCCATGAAATGGGGAACGATGCAAGAACCATTTGCGAGGGCGGCGTATGAACAAGCCAAGGACGTGATGGTCGATGAAGTGGGGTATATATCCCACCCAACGATTGAACGCGCTGGCGCTTCGCCTGATGGCCTTGTCGGGGATGATGGCGCGATAGAAATCAAGTGTCCGAATTCGGCCAATCATTTCGAGACAATCATCAACAAAAAATACCCTAAAAAGTATCACGACCAAATGCAATGGCAAATGGCCTGTACCGGACGCAAATGGGTGGATTTTGTTTCGTATGACCCGCGAGTGCCGGAACGATTGCAGCTTTACATTCAGCGCGTCCCGTTTGACCCGGTGTATGTGGCCGAATTAGAAACTGAAGTCAAATTATTTTTGCAAGAACTGGAACAAAAAATCCAATCTTTGCTTATGATTTGACCCGCAG